ATCTGCCCGTAAAATATAATCTTAGTCGGATGCAACTTCTTAACCATTTCTTTGTATCCGGCAAGAAATAGTTCCCGGCTCTTTTTATTTTGCATGCACCCCACACTGGATACTGCCACCGTGCCTCCTGTGGGCTCTCCATCAAAGCACCAGGAATATGAATCCTCTGTACTCCATGCGATCGTTGGGATCACTTTTACCCCGTACATCTGCATATAAGCACCAATCCAATGCTTTCGGTAATGATTAAAGATCTGAACAGCTTTCGGAAAATCTGTATAAAGACTAAAATCCGGAGTAAATACGTACTGAAACTGCTGAAGCATCGGTATATATCTATCCGGATCATTCCATAATCTTATAAATTGATAGTCGTCAATAAAGAAATGAATGCTTTTCTTTTCTCTATCCTTACTTGTTGCTGCAAAATTGAATGGAATAAACTCTGTATCTCCATCAAAATCTACTGGCTTAAGTGTAGGTATCCCATACTCGCCCACACCATCAAATACCATACGTTCTAAATTTTCATATCTTTTCGGATCTCGCAATCATTTCACCACCTCATATCTCCCTGCATACAGAAAAACACCCACACATTATTGTGCAGGTGCCTTTGTACGGGGAGGATTTGTCGAAAGTATCCCAAGAAGCTTTTCACTTCTTGCATTATAACTATAACATATTCAAAATATAAATTTTATAAATCTTTTACGATCTGCGATATCCTTGCCTGTGTATATCCCGTCATCCTCGCCACCTCTTCTTGCGTCATGTCGTCGAGATATATGGATTCCAGTATTGTCCTTTCCAATCCTTCCGGCAGTCCGGCTATGTAAGATTCTACGGTATCGATCTCTGTCTGTACGGCTGTCCTCTGCCGTTCTTTCTCTCTGATTCGCAGCTTGATTCGTGTCGCTTCTGCTGGCTCCGGCACTTCCACGCTGATATGCTCCCGGATGTATGGAAAGTCATCCCCGGACTTTTCCACCTTCCCCGATACGGTCGGAACGCTCTCAAGACGGTCATACAGCCGTTCCAGTGACTGCTCAAGAGTCAGCAGCTCTTTCTTTCGCTTTTTGTATCGCCTTAGTAAGTCTTTCATTCTTGTCCACCTCCCTTTGTATCCTGTCTATGATGTAATCACCGTCAACGTCCATATATGCTCCGGCATCCCTCCGAAAGAATCTTTCAATGTTCATCTTTTCCCACTGTGCCTGACTGTCTTCGGGATTCCTCTTCAATTTTTTCAGGACTGCCCGGTAGTCTTTCCCAGCTTTTTCCACGATCGCATGGGCAAGCCTGACATAGCCATCAATGTTCCGCTCCACCGGCATCCACTCCCTTCCTCGTATCTACTCCCCACTTTTTCAGTGCATCCTCCACTGTATAATTCGGGTATGCCGGACGGTGGAAGTCCGCACTGGCTTTCCGATCCGGTGGATGCTCTGCCATCCCGGCATAATGTTCTTTCTGATTCTGCCGGATCTCTGCTGGACTCCAGCGTCTGTCCGTGCTTCGCTTCAATGGGTATCACTCCTTTTCTTCATTATTCCTGCCCTTTCATATAACAGCCCCAAAACGTCCCCGATCTCTTGCCACTGTGATGTCCAAATAATGGTTTCTGACCTATAGCTTTCCAAACTTTCTGTGCCGAAATATCCGTTTCAGCCCACTTAAAAATCAACACTCCATCTTCTTTCAGAACTCTCATACATTCCTGGAATCCATCATGGAGCATTTCCGGCCAGTGTTCGTCCAATTTCCCGTATTTCTTAACCAGCCATCCAGTTTCCCCAGCATATCTCAGATGTGGTGGATCAAACACAACTAAGGAAAACGATCCATCCTGAAATGGTAGATCTGTAAAATCGCATTGAATATCAGGATCCACGTCACAGATTCTTTCTGATTTACCTCTTTCTGACTTCCATATTCCGGTCAATTTTTCTTTGCGAATATCACAATATACTGCCGCCGGATGATTTTTATTGAACCAAATCGTTCGTGATCCGCATGTTACATCAAGTATTTTTGCTTGATTACCATTCGTTTTTACATCATTCCTTTCATCTACTCCACCGCCTTTCACGATCTCAATAGCCTTATCAATGCCATCTCCGAATCCATCATAGTATTGGTACATACCTTTCTCACACACAGACATATCATAATCTGCACGGTCGGACAGAACCTCTAGCTGCTTCAGAACCTTATCCATATCATAGGCTGTATTATACAATCTCAAAATCTTAATTTCCTTATTGCAGTCAACAATATTTTTTTGTAATTGCACAATTTTTGCTTCAATGTCATATAAAGTAGTATCTGCATCTGTTTTTCTCCGTTCCCATCTTGCAATCTCTGCCATTGCTCTAATTATTTCTTCACTCATTTTTTCAATTTCTACATCAGCATCAATCAGTCT